CTTGTCCTTCTAAGATCTATGTGACCTGTTTTGATAATATCAAAATTGAAATCAACAGTTATATTAGATTTTATCTGTGCAATTCTTTTTTCTAAAAGTAATGCTTCATTTAATAAGTTTATTAAACTTTCCATACTATTTTATTGTATAAATATAGAACTTGTTTGTTTTTATCATATATTTAAAGTATATTCACACTTATGGAAAAAGATATTATTGAAAAATATAAAACCAATTATTCCATTGAATCATTGGCAAAGGAATTTAAAATTGGAAAAATCAAGATAAAGAAAATCTTGATAGATAATCATATACCATTAAAATCAAAAGGAGGTCAAATAAAAAATAAACAAGTTGAGCAAATAATACATTTAGATTCAAAAGTAAAATGCAAAAACTGTGGAAAAGAATTTAATGATATTGAAAACAAAAGTGGGGGGTTAACCAATCATATTAAACAATGCTCCCCCAACGTTGAGATATTATCTTCATTCAAACGTAGAATGTATTTAAAGAACAATGGAAACTATTGGCATCTAATATATTTTGATATTATAGAAAAGACTATTGAAACTCATATAGAATGTTTGGATTGTGGCTGGAAAACAAAAGATTTAATAAATAAAACTGGATCATTAACAAAACATATTGAAACAAACCACAGTAATGTTGATGAGTATCTAATAAAACACCCATCTGAATATCATCTATTCCCAACATATGTTAAGTTAACTGATAGAGAAAAATTATTTGAAGATAATAACAACTATATTACTTGTAATATATGTGATGAGCAATTTAAAACAATTAGCAATACTCACCTATCACTACATAACACAAATGTTAATGATTATAGACAAGAGTTTGGAGATAAATCACTAGTTTCAAATAATACAAGAACACAATTTGTCGATAATTTAAATAATTGTGTTATTAACCATACATATAGAAGTAAATCTGAAATTGAGATTGAAGAGTTTATTAAATCCCTAAATATTGAAGTTATTGTTTGTGATAAGAAACTTCTATCCGGAATAGAATTGGATTTATACCTCCCCCACCATAATATTGCCATAGAATATAATGGGTTATATTGGCATTCAGAGAAACAAGGAAAACACAAAAATTATCATATCAATAAAACAAATAAATGTATAGAAAAAAATATACAGCTAATACATATATTCTCCGATGAATGGTTAACCAAAAAAGATGTGGTTAAAAATAGATTGATTAATTTGCTTAAACAAAATGATAAAAAAATATATGCAAGAGATTGCCAGATAGTAACCATATCAAATAAAGAAAAAAGTGAGTTTTTAAATTCAAACCATCTACAAGGAAATGATAAATCATCCATATATTTTGGCCTATCCCATAAAGGGAATATAGAAGCCGTAATCACATTCGGTAAACTAAGAAAAGTCCTAGGAAATAAAACCTCACATATTAATGAATATGAATTATACAGGTATTGTTCCAATAATGTGGTTGGGGGTTTTAGTAAGTTGTTAAAACATTTCACTAAAACATATTCACCAACTAAAATAATAACCTACGCAAATAGAAACTGGTCGCCATCTGAAGAATATTGCTTCTACTCAAAAGTAGGTTTTAATTACATAGGTACAACAAAACCAAATTACTCCTATACGAAAAAATATGAATTTAGAGAACATAGATTCAATTATAGAAAAGACCGCTTGGTAAGTAGGGGGTATGATACAAACAAAAGTGAAACCCAAATAATGAATGAATTAGGTTTTGATAGAATATGGGACACTGGTAATTTAAAATATGAGTTAATTCTTTAAAACAAAAAAAAGGGCTGCAAAAACTTGCAACCCTTTCTATTATATCAATATAAAATTTATTATCTTAACTCTTGTAAGTCAAATGTTCTAACACCATCAACTGTAATTCTACCATAGAAACGGTTGTTAACCAGCTTTTTAGCATATCTTGTCATTATACCCTTAATAGGTGTGAAGTTGAATGGGTTATACATAGTTGGTGTTAATTGTAATGGTACGTAAGGTGCATAGATGTAACCTGTGTCAAGTAAAGATGTTCCTTTATGTCCCATCAAAATTTGGTTTGCAGGGAAGTAAGGATCACGATATACTTGGTAACGACCAGCTAATGTACCTACTCTTTCAATACCCATATTGTATTGGTCTTGCTCTGGTGAAGCATTTGATACGTGGAAGTATTCCAAATCATCAAAAACTGCACTTACTTCAGAAGAAACAACAATCCAGTTTGCACCACCTCTCAAAGTTGCTTTGTGAATTTGTGCAGATACTTGATTGATTGATGTGATTAATGTTTGATTCCAGTCTTTTTGAGTGTAAGGAATTGCATTTGTACCCAATCTCTTCCAACCATTGTAATCCCAACGTAAATTCCAAGCAGCACCTTTTCTAAGGTCACGAAGAATTTCTCTATCAATCTCAGCTGCAATTTGCTCTGACAATAAAGCAGTTAATTCTGCTTCAGCATCAATATTGTGGAATGCAGCAACATCCTGTGCCATTTCTGGTGACCATTGAGCTCTTAACTTCCTTTCAGTTACAGAAACTGTAACAGATTGTAAATCAAAAGAAACCTCACCAATCTTATCTTCAAATTCTAAACTTTTGTAAATTCTATAAGATATACCAAAATCTGACAAACCAGTACCACCAGAAATTGTTGTTGTAAATCCTGTATAGCCATCTAATGAATCAGCACCAACTGTTGCTGGTCTTTGTAAATCAACTTCAATATACATAACACCCTCTGGTGTAGTTAAATCATTAAATCCACCACCACCAGTTCTACTATTAGGGAAATTTATTGTTCTATCACCACCATACTGAACAATTCCTTTTCCATATTTTTGTGTAACAATTCTAAACAATAATGGATTACCAAGTCCAGATGCTGTTGTAACACCAGAGAATGCACCTGTTGTTGTTGCAGTAACTGTTAATCCAGCCAAGAAACTTTCATTATCCACTGGATGTCCATCAGGTCCAATTAATTTACCTTCACCATCACTTCCAAATCCTGTCACAGCCAATAACACTCTTCTATAATTACCTGCTGAATAACCTGAAGTAACTAATTCATTTGTATTAACACTCCAAACAACTGTAGCAGCACTTGCAGTAATAGCACTAAATTGACCTTTTGAATAATCATAAAGACCTTCTGGGTTTAAACCTGGCTCATTACCCTCATAAAATCTATCATATAGATTTTTACTACCATCATTATAACCAAGAGTAGGTGATGCAGGTCCATTTGGTGCACCATATGGTGAATAATGATCACTACCAGTATATGACTGAATTTGAGGTACAAAGAAGAACAATTTACCAATAGGTAAGTTCATTGCTTGTACAGAAACAATATCATTAGCCAATAATTTAGAGAATACTCTCCTTACAATTGGGAAAACAACTGTTTCAAATGCACCAGTGTCAGATGTACTAGCTGCTTCATTTATAAGATATGATGCTTGGTTTTCATATAACTGTGCAACATTCTCTTTTAGGTGGCCTTTAAGACCTTCAAGGAATCCTAATTTATTCCATTTGCTAATAGTATCTTCTTTGATAACTTTTAGGTGTTTCAACCCAATATTACCAACAAGACCTGATTCTAATAATGCTCCCATTTTTTTTATTTATTTTTTTTATTTATTTTTAACCTATCTTACCCATTAAATCTTTCATCCTCAAAAATTGTGGATTTTCATAAGTTTTGGATTCAATTAAGTTAGCAGATGAACCTGTTGATGCAACATTTGAAATCTTGCGATTAACAGACTCATTTAAAGACGTATTTGAATCTTTTGACAATTCACTATTAATAGCATTGTATAGGTTTTTTGATTCTTGTAATGATTGAATATTATCAAAACGTCTTAAAATGTTTATTTTTTCTTTTTTTGTTGTTGAATGTTCAGTGAACAATCTTGTTGCATATGCCAAATTAGCATTGAAAACAGCAACATCATTTAATTTCTCTCTAAATACATTTAATGATTTTTTATAATCACTATTCTTTTGTCTTAATTCCAAAACTTGGTTTTCAAGAGATTCTAAATTCAAATTTCTATTTGGTGTAATGCCTTTTTTAAGACCCCTACCAGCTTTGCTACCCATACCATAAGTTCTTGATGCTTCTTTGGTTTCTTGTTTTTTACCAGGAGTTACTTTCTTCATCTTACCATCAACATTTGCAGCAGATTTGTCATAGTCAAACTTGGCTTTTCCTGTTCCCATTTTTTTAGGACCCTCTTTCATTTTTTCATTAAAACCATTTTTAGCCATCTTATACTTAAATTTGGAAGCCTTTTTAGCCTCACCTAAATAGTCATATTTTTCAGATGTTTCACTTTTATTTGCTACACATCCATTATTTTCTAATACTTTCAATATTCTTCCAGCCTCTGTAATTCCATGTTCTTCTATGAAATCACTAACTGAAAAATTATCACAATCAACTTCAATGTTGTTTAAATCATCTTCCATATCCATATCATCTTCCATATCCATATCATCTTCCATATCCATATCAAATTCATCTTCCATATCCATATCAAATTCATCTTCATCTTCCAAATCAATTTGTTCATCTACTTCAATTTCATAAATGATGTTAGATTTTCTGGCATTAGTTCTTTCAAAAATTTTATCAATGGTTGATTGAGTGTCATCTTCATACATTTCACCCATTTCATCATCATATTCCATATCCATTTCATCTTCATCTTCAAAATCCATTTCATCTTCATCTTCAAAATCCATTTCCATTTCATCTTCATCTTCAAAATCCATATCCTCATCACCAAACTCACTTATTTGCTCACCTAATCTTATTAAATATTCATTATCATCATCAGTTAAAGAGATGTCCCCACCATCTTTGCTAACAATAATACCATCTTCATCACCCATTGCTTTAAATACTTTTAATAATTCATGTTCTGAAGAACCCCTCATGTCAATGACATCATCCTCATCTTCCATTTCATCATCCTCATCTTCCATTTCATCATCCTCTATGTCCATATCTTCATCTTCCATATCATCCTCCATATCCATATCTTCATCTTCCATATCATCCTCCATATCTTCTACATCATCTTCCATATCTAAATCAGTGTCATCATCTTCAATATCTTCTTGCTCATTTAAAGATTCTTTAACTAATTCTTTGATTTCTTCCTTCATTGTTGAAGAAAGTATTCCTTTTGCGTTTTCTGTAAGCACATCTTCAATTTGTTTCATTTGAATTAGTGCTTCTTCTACTAAGTTTTTTTCAGATTGCATAATTTTTTATTTATTTTTATTATAAATATACAGAAAAGCAAAAAAGTTACTGATTTGCAGTAACTTTTTTTAAACACAAAAAACCCCCAACATAAAATGCTAGGGGTTTAAAAGGAAAAACAATTAGTTTTTATTGGAAAACTTCGTCAATTTTTGATTCTGACACAGCAGTTATTCTCCATTCTTGTGTGAAATTTTGATACTTTTCAGTTATCTTGGCTTCCACATCTGTTACAGAATAACCCTTCACCAATTTTTCTTCTCTTATCTTTTTAAATTTGCCAGTGTTTTCATCCGGTAAATTAAAAGTTAGTTTTGCAACAAAGAATTTTTCATCCATAGGTATTGTTTTTTATTTGTTTGTGTAAATATAGTTATTTTTTTTGTAAAATCAAATTTTTTAATCTCTAACTATTGGACCATCTATAAATCCAGGCTTAACCATTTTTCTTAATTGCCAATTTGAATATTTTTCTAATGGTGTCCCAGCAATCTCCAAACCACCTTTAACTATCAAACCTTTTGGCAATGTTTCTATTTTTGTAAAGGATAAACCTAACTCCCCCATAATTTTAATACCTTGGGGTAATGATTTTATTTGACTATTAAATAAATTTAAATCTCCATTAACAAATAATCCTTCCCCAATGGAAACTATTCTTTTTGCATATAATTGTATGCCTTTCCTAACTTTTAATCCTTTTGGTAATGAGGTTATGTCTACACAACCAATTATATT